TTGTACGTCTCTTGTATTCACCACTTCTTTTTTTCTTTGGTTTTACATAAACATATCTTGGTGTATCTACATAGTATGCTGTATAAGGATAGTAATATCCGTAATTCCAAGAAGGGTCGTGATGAACACTTCTGAAATTAACTCCGTAATATATGTTATAGTATTCTTGTGAAACCCTTGTACTATCGTTTGGGTAGACAGGTTCTCTGTCAAAACTTCCAATTGATATTCCTATGATTAACCCTGCGATTAATTCTAAGATTCCCATTGTTTTCTCCTGTTATCTATAAATAAATAGTTAAACAAGTTCCAAAAAAGACGGTTCAATGAACCAAATCTTACCCATTCCATCTTTTACTTTTATTTTAGATTGTGTTGTCCAAATATTTTTATGTTCTTCATTGATAAAAACTTTTGTATCTTTGTATAACATACCATCGTGAGTAGCATAATCTTGTTTTACTTTTAACTTAACCTTGTTCATTTTTTTGCTCCGGAATAAACCATTTTTCGTTTGATTCAATTTTATTATTGGGATTAGTTTTTAATTCCCATTCAGTCATTAATTCACCTTCAAATTTATCTTCTATTTTAAAAACATCAGAGTACATTCCTGCAAATGCGTCATCATCATCTATACCATGTATCATATTGAAAGAAACAGAAACTCTATTTCCTTGTCCTATAAAAGGATATACCGTATGTAATAATGTAGCAGGAAACATATACATATAACCTTCTCGAGGACTAAAGGACATTATGCTTCTTTCGAATGAATTGATGGGGTCACCCGCTGACGAATAAACGAATGTAATATCACCGTCTTGTTTTCTTTTATTAGGAATACCTCTATCCGTGAATCTAGGGATTTTTAAATACATCACAGCTGATATTGAACATCGTGTATGAAGATGTACTGGATTATATTCACCTTGTATCTGATTAACAAGCCACATATTAGTAATTTTTGTTCGAACCTTTTCAAAAAATTCATCAGACATTGGTGAACCTAACATTGACGAGGACGACATAATAAATTGTTTACCCATCAATTCGAAATAATCAAGTATACCTATATCGACTAAATCTTGTCTAGGGACAGCTAACTCATCAACGATTTGACCAGCTAAATTAGCTCCATAATTGACAGGATTTTCTTTCTCTATAATCTTGTCTCCGATTTTTCTCATACCTGTAAATACATCATCAGGCATTCTTGTCTCAAGAATCGGAGGTCCGAAATAGTTTTTAAATGTCATCTCACCAGGACGTAAGTCCTCAGATGCGGGATTGTAGTATTGTGCCATATAACTTTTTTCTAATTACTAAATATCTTTTACAGATTCCTCTTTAGCTTTTTTTTCTTCTTTGATTTCTTTTTTGAAATCTTTTTTCTTACCGCCGTGATAGTCGTAAGCGTGTCCTTCTTCTATCAATATATCGTTAACACTAACCCAACCATCAGATGATAAATCAATATTACTATCGGGGTTGTTAATTGATTCAGTAATCGATTCACCAACAAAGTCGGGTGAAACAAATATTTCACCAAGGACTCTACCAAACTTTCCTGTACCGAATGATTTGATTTTAAATACACCTTGTTCTAACAACTCCTTATTTCTAGCTTTAGCAGCTAGACCTTTTACTTTTTCGTCTTTATCTCTTGTACGTGATTCCCAAGTATCGATACCCATATAACGGATTCTTTTTTTAACCTTTAAATCGAAACCCAAATCAATATAAGCATCGATTGTGTCTCCGTCTAAAACTTTTATCAATTCACCTTCGTATTCACGACTATCAAGTTTTTTAGCCATTTTATTTCTCCAATAAATACAACCAGAGAAATAAAATAAATTAAATTCTCAATTTTAATTGATTAGCTACAGACTTAATTAAACCTGTAGTAGCGTTCCAAACACCACCTTCTAAATTATTAATAACGTTTTTAGCTTCAGTAGATGATATTTTACGATTATAAATATCTCCTTCATAAGAATAAGTACTCTTATCTGTAAAGGCTATATTATTGACAACTTCTTTAATTCTCTTAAAGTTAAGATAGCCTTCATAAGTACCATTCAATACTCCGTTTGAATCATCAGCTAATACGAGATATTTAGCATACTCGTTACTCTTTGTAAGTTCCATTTTTACTCCTATAATTTGATAGGCCGAGGGGAAAGGAATAACCTCGACCTATCGGTGAGAAATTACTGATTACTCGTAATTAAAAAATTTAATCTATCCATCAATCGTGTTACGTCTTTACCAGCTTTCACACGACTATCGATAACTTTTTTATAAGACTCGAATATATTCTTATCTAAACTTGATTTTGTTTTTGTAACTTTTTTAGCCATTGTTTCTCCTATTTTGAAATTATTTCTACAATATCATCTAACTCATAGATTCTATTTTTTGTTTTAATATGTTTATTATAAGGTCTATCCATTAGAATAAAACCTTCTTCCATACCTCTTCTTTTAATCCAGTAGTGATAGTTGTTAGGTGAATCATCTACAAGAAAATCAACAGGTGTGTTTGGTTTGTCGATACCTCTTCTAAAGTATATCGTATCAAAATTTAATTCGTGTTTACCTAACCAATAAGCTGTGTGATACCTAGCTCTAGGTTTCTGAGATGTAACACAAACAAAAGTTATTCCTACCTCTTCACCCCACTCAATCATAGCTTTCATTTGTTTTACATTCTCTTCAAAAGCAGGTGAGTTACCCATAATCTCACTAGCATAATCGTCCCAATATATTTTTTGTAAATCAGGCTTCTCACATTCGAAATTATCCGATAACTTCCAATTATTGATACCAGTATAATCTTTAGGTAAGTATTGAGGGTAATGTTCTCGGACTACTTTTTCAAGTCCGAAACAAAAGTCCCTCAACACACCATCTACGTCTATTCCTACCTTAATTGACATTATTAGCTTCAATCTCCTCTTCATTAAACAAGTCATCAGAAGAACCGTCAGAAATATACTTCTGTACAAGCTGTTTGATAAATGTTCTCTCAGAATCGACACCTCCATCATCAGAGTACTGAGGATAAATCGTTACCTCAGCCGCTTCATCAAGACCGAAACCATCATAGAGAAGACCAGCTAACTCAACTGAAGTTCTCGTTGAGATACCAGTAGTGATTTTACCAGCATCAGACTTAGACTCAGTCCTCGTCAAGTGTGAAATCTCTGAAAGAGACTTGAGAAGTTCTGAATCAACGTGAGGAAACATATAAGTCAACAACCCAAACTCTTCTTCATCAGTAAGAACATCCATCTCAACAATAATAAATCTGTCCATCAAAGCCTTGTCCATTACTCTTGTTGAAGTGTATTCATTACCAATGTTAGCAGTCGCTACAAAAGTAACACCCTCAGCAACCTCAATCGTCTCAGAACCATCAGACTCATCAAGTCTCAAGTATCTCTGACCTGAGTCAAGAACGGTCATCAAAATATTCCAAGCATCTGGATGAGCTCTTGACAACTCATCAAGAAGAATCACAGCATTAGGAGTTTGAATAGCCTCTACAAATAAGGACTTTGAAAAGTAAGTACCTTTCTTCTTATCGAAGTGAGTATTACCTATAAGTGTTGACCTAGGGTCCTGAGTAGCTCCAAGATTGAAGTAAAAGTCAGGTCTGTCAAGTGAATTAACCAACGACTTAGCCGCCATAGTCTTACCACAACCAGCGGGACCAGTCATTAGAATATTCTTACCACGAACAGCTGACCTAACAAGATATTTCCACTTTAGTTCCTTCATCACGAGACCCTCAGGCTTGAGTGAATAAGAAGAGTGAATAAAGTTAAGAACTTCAGCATGGTCAGAAGGAACCTCTACTGAAGAGACATCAATTACGGGAGCAGAAGTCTTTTCAAATTCACTCATATCAACTTTCCACCAGTAAGGATTACCATTTGTCTTACTAATCCTACGTTCAAGAGCCATACCCTTTTCGTAAGCACCCTTACGAGTACCAGTACCGATTTCTGATGTCCATTTATTACCATCAGAATCGAAAGCATTGTATCGGTTACCCGACATTTCTATTTTAACAACAACATTATTCATATCGTTTTATTTCCTTTTTTATTAATTTTTTCATCATTTTTCATACTAGAATATAAGACAAAAACCCCATACGTGTCAAGTAAAATCGGCACTTTTTTCATCTTAAATTTTCCACTAAATATAGAGTTATAGGTACTAATCCCGACAACAGCATCAAAGTAAATAAACTCGTAAATAAAGAACCTATATTATCTTTTAATAATAGTAAATCTTGCATTACTTAGTTAAGAACCTTTTGTTCATTGTTTTTGAAATCGACATTACTGAAGTTACATCAATAAACTCAGCATCTTTACCATACATTGTTTTAAAGTCAGTTTTAGAAGACTCACGTTCATATTCTGAATCACCAATGAAGTAACTCAAGACTTTGATACCTTTACTTCTCATCTCCTTGATTGTCTTAGCAGTGTGAGAGACAGCAGTAAAACCATTGTAGAAACATTCTCCATTCGAGAACATAGGCATTCCATCCGAGAAATTTAGAAAGTAAGAATCTCTTTCATTAGTAGAAGGAATAATTTCATCCATTACAGCTTCGTAACATAGTCCTTCAGGAGTAGTACCAGCAACTCTGATATGAGCAAACATATTTTTTACTTTACTGAACTTATCAACTCTTGAATCATAAGCTATCACAATCAAAGGAACACACTCACCACCTCTACCCCATTTACTTCCTGTCGTGTGAGTACTTCTGATTGAAACAACAACATCAACGTTTTGAATCATCGAAGCAGCTTTACAAATCGCTACAACAGAGGTCATAGTATTAGTCCACTTTTCACCTGACATTGAACCAGAAGCATCAACTGAGATATGTAAGAAAGCATCTGAATAAGATTCTGTATATGAAGTATTGAAAACTCTATCGTTTCCGAAACCTAACTCAGCAATCAATCTCTTATCAATTCTACCACTATCAAGTCTCGTATACTTTGTTTCACGTGATTCACCTCTGACCTGAAGTTTTTTACCCAACACGGTACCTAGTCTGATACCATCTTCAACATATCCTGTTACCTGTTCATCACCAGTAGAACCATATCTACTATATCTGTAAGGACTCAGTACAGACAGACCTTCTTCATAATTACCAGAGTTTTCAATCAAGGACTTAGTAAGTTTTCTAACAACCAAACACTTAGTACCCTTTGACCAAGCTAAATCTTTACCTACTTCTTCATAAGTCATACCTGAATCTTCGATAGCTTTGATACTCTGAGATTCTTTCTTAGATAGTTTACCTACCTTTTTGATATTACCAGAAACAAAGTCTTTTTGTTTCTCGAATAATTTTTCTAATTGTTTTTTCTGATTAGCTGTCAACTCAACATCACTACCATTTGAATGTCCTCTTGAGACATCACCACTTGACATAGCCTCTTTGAATCTGTCAAAATCTTCATCAGACATTTGTTTACTAGAATTACCTGACTCACTTGATTTACCTTCATCACCAGGTTTACCTGGTTCTGGTTCTGTCTCACCATGTGAGTTAGTTTTTTCTGTCCCATCGACTAATTGATGTAGTATCGTTGTGTAAACTTCGTGAGCTACTTTGAAAGCATCCTGAGTAGTTTCGAGTCGTTCGATATTCTTAACATCAATCAAGTTCCAAATCTTACGTAAACCTACAAGAGAGTCTAACCTTGTATTCTTGTTAGTCAAGTTGATTACTCTAAACATATAAGAATCTAGTGTCTCCTCTGTATATTCACTTGATAATAAAGCTTTGTCAACGACTTTTGAGTAAAAATACTTTTCATACATAGAGTGATAATAACCTTTGTAACCAGGAGAAGTTTTGAATACATAATTATCAATACGTCTATCCTCTACATAGTTAAGGAAATTTTTGACGTGAGACAAAACTTCGTATCTACTATAACCTTTTTTGTAACCCAAGTCAAAAGTTTCTTGAGGGATTTCAAACTCAAGATTTTTTAACCATTGAAAATCTGAAAGTTTAATATGTGAACCTTCGTGAAGAGCTAGACCAACTGAAGGGTCGAATAACTTATCATCTAGTTTAGCTCCTATCGTAACAACTTTACCATCAGTATAGGATTCGTCATTACTATTAAAATTTACTTTGATGTCCGATTCACCAGTTACGATTGTAACAAAGTTTGAAATAGCTCTACGATAACCAGCTAGAGCAACTAAGTCTTTTTTAGGTTTGACATTCGTATCTTCTTCATCAAATATACTCGTTTTACGATTGTCCCAATCATTATCTAACCAAAAAGAAGAATAGTTGTTTTTCTTGTTGACTGAATACTTCTCACGAAGTTTCATAGGATTGAAGTGTTTTAAAGTCGAATCTTTCATATTTTCTCTCTTTTTCATATCTGAATATACGGTAAAAAACTAATACGTGTCAAGTAAAATCGGCACATTTTTTATTTTATTTTTAATGACCATTTACGTTGTCGTTTAGGTAATAACTCGAAGTGATTGATTTCCTCTAACATACGTGATTTGTTACCTAGTGAAATCTTATCCGTACTGAATAAATCCTTTAACCATTTGATTGTAAGCTGATAACCATTTTCTTCATAGAACTTCATTGTTTTGTTATATAGACTTTCATAATCTAAATGATTAACAATAACCTTCTGTTTAGGAATCACACGTTTAGGTTTAGGATTATATAGATTGTGATAATACTTTGTCAACCATCTGTCCCACGATTGGTCAGCATAGATACCTTTAGCTCTACGTGTTGTACCTGTACTACGTCTATCCATACGTTTGAGATTTTTCGAAGCAGTCTTACTTACAGGTTGAACATAACCACCTGTCTTGTGAGGATAGACCGTGTGAGCTGAGTAAGCCTCAACTTCACTACAATCTAAACATTCGGTGTAACCTAAGTGAGCTCTTTGATTATCGAGCTCAACGTTACATATTTTACAATTATTCATATCTGAATATAGGAAGAAAATCCTATATGTGTCAAGTGTTTTTTTTAAAATAATTCCATCTTTTTATTTCATTATCATAATGTTTGTCTTCCTCTTCAGGTGATTGAGAATTATAACCAAAGACTAAGTTGTGTCGTATCTCATCATCATCGAGTTCTTGTGATAAATAAGGTGAGTGAAAATAGGTACCTCTATATATTGAAATTGTATTAAACTCACCAGGTATAATGTGATACCATTTCCAGTTATCATCTTCTTTTAAGTTTACCCATTTATCAATAACAGAGTTGTCCTCTTTTCTTTGTTGATAATATTTTCTCATATGGTTGATGTATTCTTGACCGTATTTTGTAAAACCTTCAATGTCTGAAACTAAAAGTTCATCATTATATTTCTTTTTAAATAAAGATGTGCCTACACCATTGTGAGTCAAAAATAAATTACAACCTAAAGTAAATTCGTCTGTATGAGGTTCGTGATTTCTATTTTGTATCTTAACGTTCTTAAAAGCAAAGTTACTATAACAAATCCAACTATTATCAATATTAACTCTTACATTCTGGTCTTGGTAATTGATGTTAGGAAAATCTAATATCTGATTATCACTAACGAATTTCATAAGATATTCTTTGAGTTTATAAAATGAAAATTCAGGATATAATAATTGGTTATTGGGATGATGAGAAGCGTTATTCTCAGATTCTCGTTCGATTATGGCATAGTTATCTAATATAAATTTATTAGCCTCTTCAGGTCTTACTAGAACGTCCTTGATTATCCAGTATTCAAAATCTTCAAACTCATAATGTAAAGGTTCTAGTTTAGGATTTATAGCGAATATATCATTGTAGTCTTGGGATGTAATTATATTTAAATCTTTTTTAAAATACTTGGTCATATTTTTATACTTGGTTGATAATTATCTACGATGTTTAGTTAAGTTAGAAGAGAATAATATAGGCGTCAATTCAAATCAGATTTAATCTCATATTCATCCAATACTCTAAAAGTCAAAATAACTTTAGTATCTTCCCAGACTTCATAAGATTCCAATGTACAATTATCAGTAGTCATTCTTTCGACCACTTTATCTTGTTGTTCATCTGAATTACAAATCACGTAAATCATATCACCATTAGACTTGACCATAACTTGATTATCAGATTGATTATATATAGCATTTTCTTTTAACATCTCATTTGAACTTTTTGATTGTCTCGTGTTCCCAATTAAACCAATCTAATACTTCTACTTGTGATTTATAAACTTTTAACAATTCACTTTTCTTTTTAATCATCTCAGCTGACAACTTATCACCTCTATCAAATACCCAGAGTAACTCAGGTCGTAAGTGAGCTAATATATCGTGGCAAGCTCTATGACGAGGATGACCATATTCACCGTTTGTACCGTGAGTTACTATCTTAGTGTACTTTCGTTCTCTAAGAACTCTCAGAAACTCATAGATAAGTTTCTCTCTACAATAATCTTCACCGTGTTTGAATCCAGTCCAATGTTCGTATTCGTGAATACCTATATATCTCATACTATCTAAGAACTCTCTACGTCTAATATCATTATGATATTCATCAATCACTACAACCTTATATTCATCTGGATGACTAAGTAGTTCAGCTCCTCCAAATAATGCCTCATCGTCAGGATGAGCTACAATCATTATTTTATCAATCACAATATAAAACCTCACAATTAGGATGTTGTTGTAAATAAGAAGCGGGAAGTCCTTCGTGAATATCACCATAAACTGCTTCTTCTAAAATCTTTTCTTTATGTTTTCCGACAGCCATCAAATATATTTTTTTAGCATCTAAGATACTAGATAGTCCCATAGTAAACGCTTGTGTAGGGATAGGTTCAAGAGGGTCAAAAAATCTACTATTATCATTGATTGTATTATCAGTCAAGTCAACTATTCGAGTAGCTGAGTAACGACTAGAACCTGGTTCATTGAATGCTATATGTCCGTTGGTTCCGATACCAAGTATTTGAATATCTATACCTCCAGTATTCTTTATCATCGTGTCATACTTGTGGAGATTACTTTGACCTGGAAAATAATTCTTACTAAATCTATGATATTGAAAAAGATGTTTTTTCATAAAGTAATGATATGATTGTCTATGATTATGATTAAGACCTCTATATTCATCAAGATTAAATGTGATTGTATTTTCGAATGATATACCTCTCATTGAGGCTAGATTCTTGTATACACCGATTGGTGTTGAACCTGTAGCTAATCCTAAAACTGGATTATTATTATGTAGTACTAAATCTCGTATATTTGATGATACGACATTACAGATTTGTTTGTAATTGGAAAATGTTTTTATTTCCATGAGCTCTCAATTATTTTTTGTGTGAAAAAAGCTTCAAGTACGTGAAATGTAAACCAAGTAAAACATAGGATAGGTATAAAAATTCTAAAGTCTAGGTTTAAAACAGCTACACCTAAGTAGGTCATTCCTACCATAAATATAGATTTAGATATGAATTGAATCATATTAAAACCTAATGTTAATTGATGACCTTTTGTTTTAGAGATATGTTCTATCACCTCAATGTTAATGTAACTCATAACAATAGGAACTAATATTCCCAATAAGATTGTCAAACCCATTTCTTGATTGTAAAACAATAAAGGTTGACCTAGAACAAAACTAAGTAGTCCGAAAAGTAAATATATTTTTTTCATTCTATAACATTACTCACTTGTATTAAGATGATAGCAGCAGCTAACATCAAAGATATAATTGTTTTCAAAGTAGGTATCTCATCTAATATTGCCCAAGACATTATACCAAACACAATCGTCCCTAATCCGAATCCTGTAAGTCTGTAACCCCAAGTGTATCCAAAATGTTCATAAGACCATCGTGTAGCATACCAGAAACCTAACCCTAAAGGTGCTCCCATACCTAGTATAAGTATTTTAGAACTTAACCAAGCAGGAGCTCCTTTAATGAATTGTCCGTTCATTTGTATCCAAACAAATATATTAATTATAACCGTCGCACAAAGCGACATTAAAAGTTTACTCATTTACAATCTATCAATCACCTGTTGTTTAGGAACTGAACCTACGATTCTGTCTACTTCTTTTCCGTTTTCCTCAATAACAACCGTTGGTACAGAACGCACTCCATACTCGGCTGCTAAATCTTGTGATTCATCAACATCTACAAATTGAACAGAGTAACCTTCGTTAGCCACTTCATTCATTACAGGTTTGAATTGTTTACAAGGACCACACCAAGTGGCTGAAAAGTATTTCATTGTTTTCATTATTTACTCCAGTAATAGTATTTATACATTTGTGTTGTGTTTTTTGTAGCATAAGGAACTACAATATTTATTTTAATCATACGATATTCCTTTTTATCTCTTTCATAATAATATCTTTTTGTCTCGTCTCTTGGAATTTCAAATATCTTTTCCATAAAGGAACTTGAGTCTGCCAACTTGAAGACATAGCAGTCGTACGAGATAATTTTGTCAAGACATCATTCATTTTAAATCTTACTAACTTTACATTATGTTCTGTATTGAACTCTACGTAACCTATAGGTTCATCTTCCAATATTCTAAACTCACCAGTTCCTGGCCATAAGTTATATTCAGGCATTATTGACCTGAACCACTTACCACAATCGAAAGCTCCAGGAACTATCGAACCATACTTTAGATGAGGAGCATTACTGAACCAAGGTGAACTTAATTTGTAAGTTAATGATTCCTCTTCAGTAAAAAATATCCAACGTAAACTATAAACAAACATATCACAATTATTAAGATTTGATTCGTGTGTAATATCACATTCAATCCAATTATTACTTAAATACTTGACACGTTCATTATCAACTCCTATACCTCTTTCATATTCTTTGTTAGGGTCGATAGGGTCTATCTTGATGTAAGTCTCAATAGGATTTCTCAATACAAAAGTGTTCTGAAAAGCATTCTGAATAGCAGGACAAGCAAACATATTGTGATGAGACATCGTAACTTGTTTGTGTTGTTTTTTCAGTTCTTGTCTAAGTTTAGGATTACCTACGTGTTGTACTTTATTGTTCATAACAGAAGATAACAAACTCTCAGGGTCATAATAAAGTATATCCCAATCGAGAGGTTCTTCTATCGTGTCCCATATAGGGGCCCAATAAACAATAATATCTTTCATTTATAATTCTTCTCCATACAAAGAATACTTTTTAACAGGTTGAGGTTTCTCTACACCATCCTCTACATACACTTCACCTTTCTTGGCATCTATAAAGAATTGTGTAGCTTTATGTACGTTGTAAACTTGATTCAAACAATCAGTTAAACTACCAAACACTATATCTGATTCATCATCAATCATAGCCCAACGGTCACCAGGTGGTACTCTATTTGCTACCAGTTGTTTCATCTACTTTCTCCCATTTATCTTCTGAGTCTAATTTAAATGCTCCGATATACAACCATTTGTTATACTCTGGTTCTATTAAACTCAAGAAGAGTGAACCAGTATCTCGTTGATATAAATAGTAGGTTTGACCTTTCACGGGTTCAAATCTAAACTCAGACTCATACACTAATTTATTCCATTCATATCGTTCGATTAAATTCTTATACTCTTGTTTTATTTCATTGTATTTAGTTTCAAAGTAATGATTTGTTTTTGTAACCTTTTCATTTTTCCAAGTATCAACATCATCAGGTCTGATAGCAGGAGCTCCAACGTTATCACCATAAGGCATAACAGATTTGTTCTCTGCGAACATATCGGGTTTTTTACTCATTTACTTTTTATAAGGTTTCAATATTTCAACCATACCACTCATTACACGTTGTAAGAAAAGATTCTTCTCTGTAACAACTTTCTTACGTGTAACTTTACGCTTAGTTTTTTTAGCAGGCATAATGTAACTCCTTGTATTTCTTAACAGCTAATTCTTTGGCCTTAGCTTCGACCATCACGTCAACTTTGTTTCCATAAGTATCAATGTAATCATAAACATAATCAGAATGTGCTTGAGGCTTCAACTTAGGGTCCTCTTGTTCAATAGAACGTGATTCAGAATAGTGAACAACAGGAACAACATCATCAGGCCACGTAGAGATAGCCAACTCTAAAGCAGCTTGTTCAGTTAAATCACCTGTACAGAATCTATGATGATGATAATCAAACACAATAGGAATACCAATCTTCTCATATACTCCGTGATATAAATCTTTTACTGAGTACATAGAGGCCTTGTCATCATTTTCAACCGTAAGTCGTGTCTTGACTCTATCGGGTAATCGTTGAAAGGCTTCACAAAAACGTTTCATACTTGATTCTTTATCACCATAGGCTCCTCCCAAGTGAATGTTAATCTTGGCATAAGGACTACGAGGTAAATTCATCCAATCAAATATAGTACCATGGATAGTCAAGTCTGTAATACTACGTTCAACCACATTAGGATTAGGACTACACAACACGTTGAATTGACCGGGGTGGGAGGTGAGGCGGTGAGAGTGCGCTTGCGCATAAGCGCCAGCGCGCGCTAGTACACGTTTAATCTCTTTAATATCACGCATACTTTCCATATCGAACTCTGAAGCCCAAGGACATATATCGCTCGATAATCTAAAGAATTTGATTCCATTCTGTTCGTTCCATTCCAATAGACGCTGTAAATCGTAGGCGTTCTTCAATGTTATTTCTGAAATATAGTCGACGCCCTTTTCATCAAACGTACGTCTAATACAACTACGATTCATAGTTACTCGTTTACCTTTTCCCAATCCGGATAGTTCCATGTTTTGACAGGCATATCCAATGTTCATATTTATGCTACTCCTGGTTCTTCTGTTATTAAAATTGATTCATAAAATATTTTTTCGGCCTCTCTACATATATGGTCAAATTGTTTACTTGTTAAGACCTCACGAGAGCCTTGCATACTCTGTATGTTGTAGTGGTCCATAATCATATCAACTATTAAGGTATCTATCTCTTTCTTCATAGGAACTGAAACCAACCCGTAATGATGATTTTCTCGGTATCACATATTCTACCTCTATGAGTGTGAGTCCAGTCGGCAGGCCACAACACGGTGTAACCTTTGATTGCAGGCACATACTTCTTTTGATGATACCACTCAGTACCTCCGTTCTCAATAGTATTCAAATAAGTCATAAAGACCAAGTGTCTGTTTTGTCCCCAAGTCTCGGAACCAACACGTTCTGAGTGCCAAGTCTTGTAACCTCCCCCAGGCGGATACTTTTGAATATTCATAGGTTGAACAATTCCGTAATCACCCGTATCACTAAATAAAAACTTATCCACATACTTAAAATGTACTTGTTGTAATGCCTCTTTGTAGCGTCGTATGGCAGGAACATTGATTTGAGCAGGTATAGCAATATCAACACTTTCCTTGAAGCTGGTATCTAAATCACCATCTGGTCCCGTACGACCAATACGTCCGTGTTTCCTCTCAATAATATCTTGGGTGTCGTAGAAATGTATTAACTCATCACATATACTCTCATCAATGAAATCACCCCAAATGAAATCACTAGAGGGTTCATTCAATCTGCCGTAATATTGTGATTCTACTTGTTTGAAATCAAGAGCCATGCTTTCGTCCGAACTCTCCTTCGCGTAAGATACGCCTAATAGTGAATTGATAAAAGAACATTAATATTCTGAATTTGATAGCGTGTAACATCATATATAAATATGTGTGTAAAAGTCCATAATGTGTAAAAAGTTTGCTGCTATTTTTTCTGTGGTTACTTGGGATTCAAGAATGACTTCCCTTGTAAATAACGCTCAACGTGTCCGTAAGCTATATAACGTTTAACAATACTAACGTGAACAGGTCGTAAGTCAGAGTATCCGTTAGAAGAAAAGATTTTCTCTACTTCATCAAAAGAACCAGTTTTACTATTATTAACAGCGTCAACTAAAGCCTTTTTCTCTTCTATTGTCCAGCTTTTAGGTTTCGACTTATCAAAGTTACGATTCTTATCTCGATACTTACCAGTACGGTCAAGAACTAAGTTATCATTCTCATCACGAACCCACATTGTATAATCTAAGTTACTCATAAAGTATATTTACCTTTCATTATTTATACCAGAATATAACACTAAAACATAATACAAGTCAAGAGAAAAAGGAAGAAAAATTGTTTTTTGTGATGCATATCATATATAAGGAGGATGCCTATCACTTGTGATACATAAGTTTATTAAATCCTATATGAGAAAAGCCGACCTCGATATGGAAACTCATCAGAGCTCTGTCATTTTGTCATACTGGTTTTGGATTCACGAGTAATTAGTACACGTGTTACGCAGTGCCCACTATAAGCCCCTTTCCAGTGTATTGTGCTTTGTTGTTATAGATGTCGAGCAGCAGTATTTCCAGTGTTTCGGTATCTGCGTCCCGTAGTATGGCACCGTCCTGCAAGTCAAATACCAGCAGTTCCCATAGTAGCTTATCTGTATGCTCTAGTTGTTGCATTATTTTTTTTACCTCACGCCCTTTATATTGATGAGCCTCCAGGATTCGAACCCGGTCGTTATATCTCCACTACTCTGTAAATCTTCGTGGTGGAACGAGCCAGTATCTATGTCTCTGCTCGTCGGTATCCCATTTACCCACCACTTATTGTTTAATACTTAGTGATGGGGAAGTCCTCACGCCCTATTGTTTGATATTATCGCTCGCCAGTTTGTGGTGTTTATCCATCACTTAAATCTTTTGTAAATCAACTAAAATTCATATACGAATATACGGTAAAAGCCCCATACAAGTCAAGTGTTTTTTTAATTATTTTTATTAAGCTTACGGGCCCCGCGCCTAAAAAAACCACTTGACGCCCTTTGTTTTATTTCGTATATTGTAGTATGTTGTATAAACAACACTATTGCAGGCATTTCAATATGTAGCTCCACAATATAA